AACTGAAGTAAAGGAAAGAAATGTATCTCACCATGGAAGATTTAATGAAGAAGTTTAAGGTCACAAGGCCCACCATCTATGGGTGGATAAACTCCAAGAAGCTCCGCAAGGTTAAGATTGGTAAACGCGCCGTCCGATTCAGGGCCGCAGATGTTGATGCGTTTGAAGCCGCCCTCCTATCATCGCACCAATGCAAGAAGAACTAAAAGTCCTTCGCTCCCGTGAAACCGAGTACGGCATTGAACTGGACGCGATGATGAACAAAGCGCAGGTAGCTGATCTGTTGACGGTGTGCGTCCGGAGCGTGGAGTTGTACGTCCGGAATGGATGGTTGGATTGCTACAAGTTGGGAGAACTCCAGAACAGCCGCGTGGTGTTCAGCCCCAAACAGGTCGATGAATTTCTCTTAAACAAACTTAAACGCAACAAACTAAAAAAAGACCGTGCCGCCGGATTACCTGCCGATGCAACTCATTGCCCTACCCGTGCCGCGAGTAGGTAAATGCTGGATTTGCGAAGAACACCAAGCCGTGATTGTAACTGCCGACAACTCAACTAGGGGCTACATCTGCCTCGCTTGCACCGGAGACGCGCTCCAGCTTGAACGGTTTGTTTGCCACAATTTTGCCAACTTTGGAATCCGCCACCCGATGCCGAATGAAATCCCGTTTAATAGATTTTAAAATATGAAAGAAACTGAAGACACATTAATTAGCCGCCTTGCTCTCGCGCAAGCGGAGATGCCCCACGCGGAGATGAAGTCTGATAACCCGTATTTCAAAAGCAAATACGCAGGGTTGCCCGAAGTCATTGATGCCACCAAGCCCTACCTTAACAAGTACGGAATTGCCGTGGTACAGACCAGCAAGTTCTACCCCCGCTCAAAGGGAGAGGATGGAACTGAATTTCCACCCATCATCACCCTCTGCACCCAGTTGTTCTATAAAGACCAGCAGATCAGCAGTGAGGTTCCTTTAATGTATAAGCCCAACGACATACAGAGTTTGATTAGCGCAAAAACGTATTCAAAGCGTACAGAGTTGCAATCGGTTTGCGTTGTTGGTGGAGAGGTGGACGACGATGGGAATGCTGCTGCTGGTAAGAAGGTTGAAAAGAAAGTTTCCAAGCCAACAAAGGCTGCAAAGCCTAGTGTCCCTGCAAAAACGGAGGCGGAACTCTTGTGAGTGAAAGGGGTGACTCACCTTCCGCCTCCTCAATGGAGCAGATCGCGTTGTGTCCTGGTAGCCATCTGGCACAGCGCGGTCTGCCCGACTCTGTATCTAAAGCCGCACACCGTGGAACCATGATTCACCTACTCCTTGAACTGAACCAGAGCGACTTTGAATGCGCTGTTGAGTTAGCGGAAAAGCGCGACGACCTAATTAACCAAATCTTCCCTGCCGGTCGCAAGATGACGATGAAGGAACAACGCTTGTGGGTGGGAAGCAGTTATTCAGGCCAAGCGGATCACATAGTTACGTCAGGCTCAAAGGGGTTGATCATGGATTACAAGACCGGAACATTCCCCGTGACCCCTGCGGGTGAGAACTTACAGCTAATGGCCTTGGCGGTGCTTCTGAAGGCCAATAAACCGAAGCTGAAGACCATCTACGCTGCCATCCTCCAGCCTACCTATGAGCCGGAGCTAGTCTGTTACGACGAAGAGAGCCTAGCTGAATGCAAAGAGTATCTAGAGGGCGTGTTGGAGAAAGCCAACGCCGAGGATGCCCCCCGCATTGGGGGCGATAAGCAATGCCACTTCTGCAAAGCGAAGGAGGACTGCGATGAAAGAGAAATTTAAGCACTACGACGAGACTTGGGACGAATTTTGTCTCCGCAGCAAGCGATTAATTTACATAGGGATAGCCCGTGGATGGGTATTCCCTGAACTACCTAAAACAAGAAAAATATATGGAACAGAAACAAACAAAGAAAATAGGAAAAGGAGCAATCTACTACAACGATCCGCAGAAGGAGAACAGCCCGAAGTATAAGGCCAAAGTCACTATGGCAGACGGCAAGGTGTACGAGCTACCTCTCTGGTTCAATGGCACTCCTGGGGAAGTGGGATTCAACATTGGATTCAACATTGAACACGTCCTAAACCCTGCACCACCCAAGGAACGCCCCGTAACCCAAGACGAAGCCAAGGAAGGTTGGGAAAAAGTCAAGAAAGCCGCCGGACTCAAGGAAGGGGAAGCCCCCAAAGAAGAGGATGACGTTCCGTTTTAGGCAATGTCCTTTAGCTCCTACCAATTCATGCAACGACCCTTTAACGAACGAATCAACTCCCACTGGGTGCAGGGTTGTTTCGGCGAGGATTGGCAGGAGTCTTTCAAAGCGAGAGACTTGGCGAAGGATCAAGCCCTCACTGGGGTGTGGGGCCACCCTGTCGTACAGTACCAACCTCTTTGCAGCGAGTGGGATGTGGCAAACGCATCCCGCTTGCGGCGGGAGCCGGTGGGGAGAATTATTGATGATGAGGAGAATTGGGTTTGGACAACAAACAAGCCCAAGTACCGAGTCTCTAAACTGGAAGGGATTGATCTAAAAAAGGTCAAGTTAGCCGTGGCGAAGTACGCCACTGGGCCTGAAGCCTATACCCACCACTATCACCCCCCTGCCCTCACCCCAGAGCAGCGGGAGACGCGCAATAAAAAGCAACGAGAGTATTACAGGCGTACACGGAAGGACAAGAGCCTAGTCCGAGTTGTTCGCCCGAAGGTGGAAATCAGCCCTTACGCTCCGCTTGAAGATCACCTTGAGGGGTACATCAAGAAAGAGGTGAAGGAAAAGAAGCTGCCACAGCCTGAAGTGGTCACAGCGACCAAGGCATTGATTGAGCAACGGGTGGAGGAGTTCAAAGAGCAAGCTACGTCCATGGCAGACCTTGAAGACGTGAAAGAGTGGCGACTGAAGATGCACCACGCTTTGGAAGCCCTGCTGAAAACCGGAAGAGTCCATGAATTTATTAATTAGGCTAAAACATATATGAAAACAAAATCCATTCTCAAACCTGACGACGAAGCCATGATAAAAAGGATCGTGGAACTTGTCGCCGAGCAAACCTACATCCCCGCGAAAGACATCCTTGGCAAGAGCAGAAGAGAAGACATCGTTGACTCACGCCATCTCTGCTGGTTCTTTGCCGTCAAACACGGGGGTTTACCCCTCACTGCTGCTGCTAGGCACTTTGGAGTGCATCACGGCGCGGTGATTCACGCTCTAAAGAACCTCTCTTACCGCATTCTCCTTCACCGTAACAAGAAGATGGAGCGGGACATGCACTTTATAGCGAAGGAATTGAAGTGCGAAGAACTCGCAGAATCTTTGGAGGTCGCTTGAGTGGCAATTCGCATAGAAATAGCGGAAAGGGTTCCGAGCTTGAACCAGTTGTTCGGGTTGAACCCTTGGGCGCGGAAGAAGCTGAAGGAAACCATCCAAAAAGAAGTGTGGTTAGAATTACAAGCATCCGGAATCGATTGCTCGACCCTGATAACCTCGTTGGGGGGTGCAAGTACATCATCGACTCGCTCACGAAAGCGAAAATCATCAAAGACGACACGCAAAAAGACATCCGGCTTGAAGTCTACCAAGCGAAGTGCGCCACGCGCAAAGAGGAAAAGACGATAATCGAGGTAGAATGAAAAGGCTCACCATACTTTCATTGGGCGCAGGGGTGCAAAGCACTTGCCTCGCTCTTATGGCGGCTAGGGGGGAGGTAACACCGATGCCTGACTATGCGATATTTGCTGACACGGGAGCAGAGCCTCATCACGTTATGGCTCACTTGGAGTGGTTGGAGGATCAAGTTCCCTTCCCTGTCCTAACTGTAAAGAACGGTCACATTTGGAAGGACGTACTTTCTTCTGCTAAAAATGGAACCAGAGTTGCCAATGCTCCCTTCTACACTAAAGCAAAGAACGGCTCCAAGGGTATCCTGAAACGGGGTTGCACTCTGGAATACAAGATAACCCCTATCACAAGAAAGATTCGGGAACTGCTTGGCTTTCAGAAGGGGCAAAGAGTGAAGGACGCTCATGTGGAGCAATGGATAGGGATTAGCTTTGATGAGCGCACCAGAATGAAGATGAGCATGGACAAGTGGATTACTCACCGGTGGCCGCTCATCGAGAAAGACATGACCCGCGCCGACTGCCATCGCTGGATGGAGGACAACGGCTTCCCAAAACCTCCGCGCTCTGCCTGTACGTTTTGCCCTTATCACAAGAATGATTACTGGAGGTATTTGCGTGATAACTGGGAGCAGGAATGGCTAGAGGCTTGTGAGTTTGACGAAAAGATACGCAAAGGCATTAACCGCAAGTCCTCAACTATGGCCGCTGACGAACTCTACCTCCACCCTGACCTAATACCCTTACGCGAGGTTGACCTGTCCACTGATGTTGACCGTGGGCAGATGACCTTCCTAGATGAATGTGACGGGGTTTGTATGCTTTAGTTATGAGAGACAAATACGACTTTGCAGACTGGGAACTGCACGATGCACCCGCCGATGAATGCGGAGAATGCGGTGAAAGACGTGGGTACGAAGCCGGGAGCAGCAATATCGCCACTCCCTGCTGGAATTGCGGGGACGGCAAGCCTGAAGAGGATGAAGACGAAACATAAACCAGGAACGATAAGCCAATGGGAAACAATAGCCAGAAAACTATTAGTAGTGCCGGACAAGGAAGTGAGTCGGAGCGAAGTGGCCAGTGTTCTGATCGGGATAACGAGAAGCAAAGACCGCTGGCTGAAGGAGAGGCTTCAGGAGAAACGCCTACGAGCTTGGACGGCATCGGTCACGAAGAGATAGTCAAGTTGAGCGAAAACTTTTTCCAGATATATCTCAAGGGGTTCAAGGGTGGACACCGGATGGGGTGCGAGCAGACGAAAGACTTTTATGAAGCCAAGATCGTGGTCTTGGAAAAACAAGTGGAACATTGGAAGGAGGCAGACAAGGGATGAGTTGGGAGAATTTTCAAGAACGCCAACGGGACATGCGCGATGAAGCTCGGCAAGCTGCGAAGGAGAACGCAGTAGACCCTCATCAGCCCAGGTACTGGGTTAAAGAGGTGGCGGGAGGGAGGGATGTTTTTGACCCCATCACAGGGTTAACCATCCACGACTCCGACTATTGCCCAAGCGACGAGGAGCAAAGAGATGAGCCTACTTAACCAAGCTGCCGTAACTAAAGAGGCCATGGAAACTGCCAAGCGTTACAAGAAGGACGTCACGCAAGTCAGTCAGGATTGGAAGAACGAGATTGAGCAGGAGGTACGCGTGATGATTTTCAGGAAAGTCATGGCGCACCGGAAAGGTAAGACGCTGAAGCCATGATTTTAACGCTGGAAATCCCCCCGCTGGCAAAGCAGTACGCCCATTTGTTCCTAGAGCAGAATAATATGGGCAAGCGGGGGCATTTTGACGGCAACCTAGAGCAGCAATTCACGGGCTTGCTAGGTGAAATCTGTTTTAAACGCTTAACTGCCGGTAAATGGCCTTCCCTGAAGGGGGGTTACGATGGCGGCTTTGATCTGGAGCTTGAAGGCAAGATGGTGGATGTGAAAACAATGGGGCGCAACGTCCCTATGGCTCCGGAGTTCGTTCACAACTTCGTTTTAGCTCAATCGCACCTAGATGCTGACCTGTTAGTGTTCCAATCTTACATAAAAAAGACGAACATCTTGGAGGTATGCGGCTGGATAGATAAAGAGGACGCTTTAGCCTTCGGGGAAGTGCTTCCTAAAGGGTCTACAAGGACGCGCAGGGACGGTTCCACCTTCACAACTGCCGCTGATCTTCTGGAGGTCGCACAAGGCTTTCTGAAGCCCTTTAAGGGGCGTCTGGCATTCAATTTAGAAGCTAGTGAACTCACTGGCCCGATGTTCCCAAAACCTGTTTATGAAAGTTAGAATATGAAAGACGATAAAGACCGACTATTCCAGTTTCCCTTTTACCCAGCCGACTTCCTGGTAAGCACCATGCTAATGAAACCTGACCAGCGCGGGGCATATATTACCCTGCTCTGCCATGCGTGGATTGAGGATGGTTTAGAGGATAATGAAGAGACTTTATGCGCCATGAGTGGACTCAAACCGGCGCGATTGAAAGAGGTTTTGAAGCGATTCGCACGCGATTCTGATGGAAAACTGCGTCAGCCGCGAATGGAAAGGGTTCGCGATGAGATTAAGGTGCTTCGGGACAAAAGAGCAAAAGCCGGTAGAAAAGGTGCAGAAGCTAAATGGCAATCGCATAGCAAAGCCACCGTTTTGCCAATGGCAAAACGATGCGATTTGATGGCAAGTAAAACAAAACAAAACAAAGCAAAACAAAGCCCCTCTATATCTCCCCAAATTAATCATGGCAAAGCCATGAGTACAGCTGACCGAATCGGCATGGAAAAGTCTCTTGTTCTGATCAGCGATGAAATCAAAACCATTCTGAACAAGGCTGGAAGGAATGCCATGCAAGAAGTCATCAGTTGGGGTTCCCCCGATGATCCCGAAACCCTGAAAGGCTTGCGAGCGCGAGAGCGCGAGATCAAACAACAGTTAATGGGCTTCAACCCTCGCGAGCGCGAGGAACCTGTTCCTCAAGGGATGGCAGAGCTTGCCAGCGAGTTAGCTGATGAGATGCGACTATGACTCTCCACACAATGCCCCATTGCTGGCCCGTAAAGGGGTGCTGACGGGCTTTTGTTGTTTAAGGTGTCACAATATACCTTGGATGCGTTAGAGGGGCGTTTAAGGGCTAATTTAATTCCAAGATATTTAGCTTTGTTTTGGCTTCAATAGCTTTTGACATTGCTTCCCTGTGTTTTTTCTCGGTGCGCGGGATCTGAACAGTGGTTATATGCTCCGCTTGCTTTTTTAGCTTGCGTATCTCGGCAAGTAACCTTTCCTCATCGGCCTCCGCTTCTGTAAATTGTTTTTTCAGCTTTTCCGCGTCAGTTTTCTTGGTTGTCATTATTTCCTTTGCTTTTAGTTTTAGCAATAGCTCGCTGATGGTAACAAAAAAGATTTTTCATTTCCTCATCGGGTACGCCGATGCTAACAAAGTATTTATAAACGGCTTGACTGAAATATTCATCTTCCATCATGTCATCCAAGCCGCACATGTGGCTGTCGATTAGGATTGAGTGTCCATTCAACGCGGCTGTAACCACTTCATTATCATATAAATCCACTTCAATCCCGCAGCCCCCGATTGTCCCCACGTTCATGGAAATATCGCGGCTAAACATATTAATGAGAGCCGTCATGTCTACTAGGCTTAAACTGTTGGCCACATCCCATAGCTCATCGCGGCTCAAGTTTCTGATCTTTGCTTGGTTTCTTTTCATAATTTCACCTTTCACCCAGAAAGGGCCGACCGCTCGCGCAGCCGACCCGACTAGGATTCCCCCAGGAACGGGGGAAAGGGGTTAATTGCTTAAAGGTTTCTTTTTTCTCCAATTAAGTTTGGGCATTTTCTCCTCGGCATCCTCAATAGTGGTATCAAACTCCACTTCGCCATAAATGTTTTCCACGTTATAGGCGCAAACAAAATTGTCC